TCAAAGTGTCCATCCAATAGGGTGGGCATTTTTTATTGTTAAATTTAAGTGATTAAGCAAAAATCCGGCTTCTTTCATATGAAGTCGGATTTTTCGTTTATCATTCAAGTACATCAAAGCCTCTGTCATACAGCATTAAATTAATATCAATTACACTTAGTTTGTGAAGCAGTCCAAACATTATTACCGCATCTCTGCCGTCTTTGGCATACAGAGGTGACGCTTTTATACGGTTCAGCAGTTTTTCTGTCTGGGTCAGATCCGCACCTATTCCAATGCAGAGCATTATCAGCTTATCTCTTGACGGTGTCTTTATTCCTTGGAATATCTGATAGCCGTAGTGCTTTTCTATCATAGAATTATTTATAGCTTCTGATTTGCTTATCTTTTTGCTTTGTATAATACTTTCAAGCATTTGAGGTAATGTCGCAAAATTCAGCTGATCCGAGTTTTCTTTAAAATAATCGTCAAGATTACTTTTTGATTTTAAGCTATTGAGAAGTTCATCAGTTGATTTTTTCAATTTATATCTTCCTTTTTATACAAATTTATGCTAATATTTACAAGAGGGGAGGTGCAAAAATGAACGAGTTTGAATATAAATTTTCACTTTGGCAATTTGATGTTGTTACAGATTTTAACAGAACGACACAGCTTGTGCGCAATCGCAGCACGGGTCGGCTTATGGTGAAAAAGATTATGCCCGCTTACGAATTTGAGGTACATAACGCTGTCAGTAAAATTAATAATTGCCATATTGCAAAAGTTTTTGATGTTATCACTGACCGCAATGCCTGCATTATTCTTGAAGAATATGTACAAGGTCATACCATTGAGCAGTATTTGTCAAAAGGTACTTTTGCGGAAGATTATGCCATAAATATTGCCCGTCAGATTTGCAACGGACTCAGTGTTTTGCACAAATATTCAATTACCCATCGTGACATTACTCCGTCCAATATTATCATAGGTTTTGACGGTGTTGTTAAGATAATTGATTTTGGAATTTCAAGACTGCATAAAGAAAACGCCAAACACGATACGCAGGTTCTCGGTACAGAGGGTTATGCCGCACCCGAACAATTCGGCTTTAAGCAAAGCGACTGCAAAACAGATATTTATGCTCTGGGAGTTTTGCTTAATTATATGCTAACAGGTCATATTCCGTCAGAAGTTATGTACCGTGACGGTGATGTTGCGGATATTATTAAAAAATGTACAGAATACAATGTTGAAAAGCGTTTTGAACGGATAGAAGATTTAGACGCCGCTTTGAAAAGAAAGAGAGTTTACGGCTTTAACTTTGCCGACAATTTTATGGAAAATTTCCCCGGACTCCGTTCGGAAAAGAAAGGTGTGCGTGTTTTTGCGTGCGTAATGTACGGCTGGATGTTTTTATGGATTATAGGTATGTACAGCAAGTATTGCGTAATAAATATACTGAACTTTTTTCCCGTCACGCTTATGGTAATACTGCTTTTCTTTATTCCCATTTCATTTTTCTCTGACCTTTTCGGCTTTCAGAGTTGTATTCCCAAAATAAGGGATATGCCTAAAACTTTAAGGAAGCTTATTTTTTACTCATTAGCCGTTGTGAGTATGTTTGTCGGTATGTCGATTTTCCGTGCCGTTACAACGGTATCTTATTTATGGTAATTATTTTCCATAGTACAACAATATTATAACATAAATTTTTTTCTTAGTGTATGCTGTCAGCATACACTTTTTTATTTGGCTTTTTATATAATAATGTCAACGAATTTAATAAAAGGAGGAATTTATTATGAAAAATACCGTTAAAAAAGTTTTATGTACATTTATTGCAGTGGTTGCGGCGGTCACTTCTACATTGGTTTTTACAGGTTGTGGCTCAAAAAAAGCCACAAGCGACGTAAGTATTCCTGACTATACTTTTTCTGAAAGTTCTAAGGAAGAGGAAAGTTCGCAGGCAGAAGAAAGCTCAAAGGACGATGAATCTTCTGAGGAGGAAAGTTCAAAGGCAGAAGAAAGTCAAAAAGATGAAGAAAGTTCTAAAGAAGAGGATAACGATTCCGACACCGTTGATCCTGATTTTAAGGAAGTAATGGACGATTACGAGGACTTTATGAATGATTATGTTGACTTTATGAAGAAGTACTCAAGCAGTGACAATCCTGCAGGACTTATGAAAGATTACACGGAGTTTGTGTCGAAGTATGCTGATTGGGGCAAGAAGATAGACGATATTGACGAGGATTCTCTTTCAAAAGCAGATTACGATTATTATATTGATGTGACAGCAAGAGTTACTAAAAAACTTGCAGAAGTTGCCGAATAATAAAAATGACTTTTAATGACATCTGGGAAGAAATCGTAAGATGCACAGGCAATGTAATTACCACAAAAGAGAATACAAAATTTACATATGTTGTAAATGAAAACAGTATTTTTATTCCGAAAGCGAATTGGAAAATTACAAAATCAGAGCTTGAAGGTGCGGTAAAAATGTTGCAAAATCCGTCATTTGCAAAGAATGCGGCAATCAGTTCATCGTATGTGTATGCTGTAATATTTAATGCTTTGGCAGAAATTCAATAATAACAGACTTTTTCATACGGATAAAAGCGCTCGGGTACTGTACCTTGAGCGCTTTTATAATGCAATTAAAAGTTAGCTTTGTCAAGAAAAGTATGTAAGTTTTTTAAAAATCATAAAAACTTTACAAATAATCCTATGAGAACAACTATGTATCTAAAAAACAACTACAATCATCCCATCAGTCTTCCTTATATTCTATTACTCGTGTATCTATTACTCGTGTACATATATAATGATAAATTATAATGATAAATGTATCACGAACTAAAGTCAAGTAATAATTTTCAAACCAAATAATGTCTTTCCTTGGAGCTGATAACGGGCGATTGTAATTATTCAAACTCTTTGCCTCGCCTGCTACGGCTTGTTCACAGTCATATTTTCATCAACTCTACGCCCTAAAAACCGTACACTGTACTGTTTTCTTAACGGACTTTCAAATCCCGTTTTACAATTTCATCTTTAATCAAAAAAGATATTACCCACAAATTCGGATAATATCTTTCCCTTGAAGCTGATAACGGGCGATTGTAATTATTCAAACTCTTTGCCTCGCCTACTGCGGCTTGTTCACAGTCATATTTTCTTCAACTCTACGCCCTAAAAACAGTCCACCGGACTGTTTTCTTTACGGGCTTTCAAATCCCGTTTTGCAATTTCATCTTTAATCAAAAAAGATATTACCCACAAATTCGGATAATATCTTTTCCTTGGAGCTGATAACGGGTGATTGTAATTATTCAAACTCTTTGCCTCGCCTGTTGTGGCTTGTTCACAGTCATATTTTCATCAACTCTACGCCCTAAAAACAGTCCACCGGACTGTTTTCTTTACGGGCTTTCAAATCCCGTTTTACAATTTCATCTTTAATCAAAAAAGATATTACCCACAAATTCGGATAATATCTTTTCCTTGGAGCTGATAACGGGATTTGAACCCATTAGAAAATCACTCAAAAAGCCGATAAAATCAAGCATTTATTTTCTTCGTGTCATCTTTTGTGTCATCTGAAAAATTATCACTGAAAATATCTACAACACGAGCTGACATTTTGCTTGTCTTATCTCTTAGAGTGTGTTGATAGATTTGATGTAACATATCAACAGTCTGCCAGCCACCTATTTCGGCAATATATTGGTCCGGAATACCACGAGCGTGGCATTCAGAAGCGAAATAGTGACGGAGCTTGTGAAAACTAAAATGCGGTACATTTGCTTTTGCTACAAGATGATTGAACGCACTTGAAAGCGTTGTAGGAGAAATTCCAAAATACTTCCAACCCTTACATTCTTTTATCAGCTCAGGAGGCAGCGGAACAAAGCGAGTGCCGGCTTCTGTTTTTGTAGTTTTAACTACAAACTTTCCGTCACTATCTGCTACTACGGCTTTGTTAATATTAACACCGAAATCGTTGAAATCATTAATTGTTAATGCGCATATCTCCGAGCGGCGAAGTGAACCCTGACTTGCAAGCATAATAGGCACTTTAATTTTATCGTTAGCAAGTTCAAGTAATTTATTTATTTCTTTCGTAGTTGGTATCGTATATTGTGGTTTAATTTTTTGCGGTAGTGTAGTATGTAGAATTAAAGAGGGATAATAAGTTTTAAGGACAGCTGAAAGTAGTCCGTGGGCATTTCTGACAGTCTTGGGACTATGACAAGCAGACAGAGAATTGACAGAGTTCTGAATCATAACTGCTGTAAGTTTAGTGAGCTTAAAAGGCATTAGTTCAGAAAAGTAATTGCGCCTGCATTGACGGTAACCTACTATTGTTGATGGACTCAGTACCGAGGATTTACTTTCTATATACCTATCGTATGCCTGCCCAAGTGTTAAGTCATTATAATCAATATTAGATAAATTCAAAGACAACTCAAATCTATCGGCTTCTTTTTTCGCTTCTTTTTTTGTCGGAGCTGTAATTGATTTGTACATCTTCTTCCCATCTTTGTTTTTGCCAACGAAAACACGCACTCGCCAAGATCCTGACGGAAGTTTTTTCGGTTCTGCCATAAATAATAACACTCCTTTTTTATAAAAAGGGTGCAAAAATCCCCTTGTGCTAAGAGTTGCAAAACACAAGGGATTGTGATACAATATTATTGCGTTATATCGTATCATCTGCACCCTGTGTAGGTGATTTTCCGCTCTGTTCGAGGACCAATCGAGCAGGGCGGTTTTTTATATTATTGTTTAACTCCAAGATAATCAATTAAAGCGTTTTGAAATACTTTAGAGCAGTTTACGCCGTCCTTATCTGCCATATCTGCAAGCCAAGCCGGGAGAGAAAGAGTTTTCTTTACAAAGCGGTTGTTGAGCTTGTCACGAAAGGCAGGCATAAACACTTCAATAACAGCTGGGACTTGATTTTTTTCAAGTGTGATGTTCTGAATTTGTGTAGGTTCGGGAATTTCTTCGCCGTCCTGCTCAAGTCCCCAAAGGTGAAGTCCAAGTGCCTCGTGAGCGTTTTTTAATGCCTCTTCCATAGTATCGGCACAAGGCAGACAACCCGGTAAGTCAGGAAATTCAATAGAAATGCCGTCTTCTGCAACATCAAATACTGCAATGAACGAATATCTGTCTTTCATAGTAAAAACCTCCGTAATAGTTTTAAGGGGATTGCAGGCATTATTCAAATTTAATACCTGCTTGCTTTTCAATGCTCTTTAAGGTTTTAATCGGAAAATCTTTTCTCGGGTGAGTAACTGTTACTCTGCCTTTCTTGGTTGGGTGTTTAAACTGGTGGTGGTCGCCAACGCAACCGACCTCATACCAACCGTCAGCATTAAGAATTTTGATTACATCTCTTGAAGTATAGCTTTTCAACTTTATCTCCCCTTTATGTATATATTATAATACATAATTTATTATGTGTCAATAGCTTTTGATAAATAATTTATTACATAATATTGTAAAATCCCACAACTTTGCCAAGAATGCAGAGCAAAGTATTATTTTAGGGCGGATTTATTTACTCATCTTCTTCATCTATTGTGTAATCATTTGTATAATTTTCATTAGATGATTGAGATTGTCTAAATTCTTCTGCGAGCATAGTTTTATTAAATTCAGCAGTCGGCTCAATTTTGTTTACAAGCTCTTCAAGTTCATCTACTGTAGTATAGAAAAACTCCTTACGCATATTGACTTTATTAACTCTTTTATCGTTCAAAATGCTATGTAATTTACTTTCAAGTCCAACAGCATCTTCCGAAAAAATGAAACTATGTACATCAAATTTAAATGGTACAGAAGCATTTCCTAATTCGTTTACTCTGTCTTGCGGGTCAATTCTTCTTGTCATACCAACTTTAAATACATTTTCACCGAACGATCCAAGATTACTTATAATATATACATTACCTGCCTTACCATTTTGAAGTTGAACGATATTATCTTTTTTAATAGTGACATCAGCAAGTTTTGCTTGCAATTCGAGAATTTTAGCATTTAAAGCTTTACTTTCTTCATCTGCCGAAGCTTTTAACTGCTCTTTTAATTTTTCAATTTCATTGTTATATTTAAGTTCTTCGTTTTCAATCTTCTTCTTTTCCTGCTCAAGTGCCTTGCGTTCTTCAGCTTCTTGACGAATTTGCTCTTTAATAGCAAGTTGCTCCTGCTTCGCCTGCTCTTTTTTTACATAATAGTTATACTCTATTTTTACAGCATTTATAAATAAATATTCTATTTCGCCTATAAATTTTGTAAGAGTTCCAGCTATATTCTGATTACCTTGAGCTGCGATATTCAGATATTTTTGAGAAGTATTTTTTACTTGCTCAATAGCATTATCTAATTTTTCATATTTCAGATTATATAAGATATTCTGCAATTCTGCTCTTAAAGCTATTACCATTAAATCATAAATAGCTTTATTCGCCTTTGTAGTGTACCTGCTACGATATTGTGATAAAACTTTTTCGATTTGTTTGTCATTATCTTTAAATGCTTTTCTTAAACTTTTAACATCCATATAATGTAGCTTAAGAATAACAGACGGTGACAACTCTTCAAGTTCATCAAACTCTGATTTATATAATTTCAATTCTGCTAAATCAGGAGAATATTCAAAAAAATTAGATATAGAATAATCAATACTCTTGTATAGCTCTTTCGTTCTGTCTAATTTGTTTTTAGCTGTTTTTAATTTCTTTTCTGTTTTTTCGATTTCAACATTTAAGCTCAGTATTCTCTCATCTGTTTTAATCTTTAAATCATTAAGCTTTTCTTTTGTTGATTCAGTTTCATCGTTAAGCTTATTTTTTAATAAAGCACGCTGATTTTCAAGATTTAAAGCTTCCTCTTTGCTTTTCTCAATTTCTTGCTTTAATTGTTGAATAATTCTCTGTGATGTATCGTAATCATCAAAGCACAATTCGCTTAATTTTTGCTTTAACTGATCATTTTGTTTTTTTAGCGTTTCAATTTCACTCTTATATTGTGAAACTTTAAAAATATCAAAAAATCCCATTGCTAAGCTCCTCACATAATATAATATTTGACAAAATATATAATATATTGTAAAATAGATTTAGAGGAGTGCGTTTTCTTCTCACATCTTTTTTAGTCAGTCGTAGGTGGTGCTACGACTGACTTTTATTTTTATTAATAAATTGATTAAATTGTTTTATAACTTTTTGCTCGAGTGGGTGCTTATAAAAAGCATTTCTTTTTTCAAGCTCTTGCATACGCTCTGATCTATATGTCGCAGCTTCAAGACTAATATTACATAGTCGAGATATTTCCTCAGCAGTTAAGGCTTTGAGTTCGTGCAATACACACGCAGGAGCAAGCAAGTCACGAGCGAATACATTAGCTGCGCTCTCGGTATCATTCTGTACTGCAAATGTTCTGTATGCTATTTTGTCCACGAGCATATGTCCGAGCAAAATGTGCCCTAATTCGTGAGCAATAGTAAACCTACAGCGCCGTGAACTATCTGTATCTCTATATACAATTATAAAACTGTTATTATTTACAATTGTAACACCGCTTGCATTGTTTTGAAGAATATTAACATCGCTGTTTTTAACTAAATTAATATCATTTGATTTTCTAACAATATTCGTAACCTCAATGGGTAGTGTCTTAATATCGTAGTCTAATATACATTGCCATGCGGCGTTACGAGCATTTTTGTATTTGCCGTAATCCATTCATCACACCTCGTAGGTATTTTAACCAACGAGGCATTTTTTTATTTACAAATCAGATTCATCTTCAACAGATTTAGCATTTTTAAGTAATTCAAGTTTTTCTTTTGAAATTTTTTGAAATTCAATAGGTCTATTATCGCTGCTTCTCGCAGCGGTTAAAACTGTAACATACTCTTCACTTGAATCATCGTTAATATTTAGTAACTTATCAATAGCCGGTTGCATTTCAGGCTTATTTCTATATGCAACAACAAGTTTCTTTTCGTGTGCATTAAGAGTTAATTCTTTACTATCACAATTATAATTTGATCTATCCATAGGAACATCAAATCCCATTAACCAAGCTTCATTAACATTTAGTGCAAGACCTAATATGTATAATTTATTTTGTCCCGGTTCAACTTTACCACTAACATATTGACTTAAATCATTTTTATTAAGTTTAATTCCGTATTTTTTGCTATATGGAGCAGCTAAATTAAGAATATCAACTTGTTTAAGATTTAAATCTGACATTATTTGTTTCAATCTATACGAAGTTGTATACTTTTTCACTTATATCACCTTGCTTTAAGTGTATTGTAACACATCTTGAACAAAAGTTCAATAGCATATTGAAAAAAAGTTCAATTTTTTTGAAGAAAAGTATTGACATAGTAATCAAGCTGTGTTATTCTAAAATTGTTCAAAGAGATTGAACTACAAAGGAGTTGATTAAATGCCATTCGATTATAGAAAACTTGAAGGACTTGTTAAAGAAAAATGTAGGACTAGAGCCATTTTTGCATATAAAATGGGCTTATCAGAACGAAGCATATCTTTAAAAATGAACGGAAAAACACAATGGAAACAAACTGAAATCTGCACAGCTTGTGAGATTTTAGGAATTAGTAATGAAGATATACCGAAATATTTTTTTGATCCAAAAGTTCAAAACATTGAACATATTAAGACAGCATAAGAGGTGATTATATGCCTAAGCTAAAAAAGACAATCAAAGCTGAACAGGAACAAGCATATATGTCAAGAGTGGCGCAGCTTATTTTTGCGAAACTGTGCTGCGCAGGGTACAACAGAGAAAAGGTTAGCAAACTCTTTGGCATTAACCCTGCTACCTGTTCAGCTCGAAAAAACCAAAAGCCGCAGAACCTGCGGCTTGAAGAAATCGTAAAAGCAGCGGATGTACTCGGTGTAGAACCGTATGAGCTGCTGATAATCCCACACGAATTGAGGTGATAAAGTGAATAAAGAAAATATACAAATCTGCATCAAAGACGGTGAAGTCATAGCCTTGCAGGGGCTTGATACGGTTACAGCTGACAGGCTTGAGGACATACTTAATTATGTTGCAGAAGTTAAGGAAAGTCTTGACAGACATAAGCTCAGCAACAGAGCAACAGGCATTAAGCGTGTTGCACAAAACTGCAAAAAGTTTATTAAGTGCTGCAAATACGCAGCGAAAAATTAAGGGGGTGTAACAGATGAAAAAAGGGACAACAATCGAAAGCGGATACGATGCTTCGGGGCGCTGGTGTCTGAAACTTCGAAAAGCTAAAGGCAAGTTTACGCTTGATGAAATAATTGAAGCGGCGAAAGAATGGGAAGAAGATTACTACGCTGTGATTATTAAAGCAATGAGCGATGAGATAGCACAGTATTACGACGATGACCTTGACGGCGACTGCGTGACATTGTATCGTGCTACAGATTTTATAAGCAAGGAATGTAGCTGATGAAAAGATTAACTTTAAATCAAGACGGTGAAATCAAGGTTAAGGACATCTACGGCAAAATGCACGATTGTAAAGATGTGCCGAATGAGTTTTACGGCTGTATTCGCAAACTTTACGACTACGAGAACACAGACTACAATCCCGACTTCATCGACACTATTCCGTATATTTTACAAGATATGGCGGAACTCCTTGAAAATCCAACAACAGAACACATCAAGGCTTGCAAGTCGAAGATTGACTACATTTTAAACGCAAAAGAAAATGCCGCCAGCTAATGCACAGCTGGCGGCAAAGTGAAAAGATATAAAATATTTACCGTATTTATTATATGTTTTCACCGCACAAAAATCAAGAGGAAAGGTGAATTTATATGAATATTTTAGAAAATGCAGTTGACTGCATTAAAACCCAAGGCAAGAACTATAAAAAATACTCTAACGAATGGAATGTAATGCAACAGCTTATCGACATTATTACAGCACAGCCGGAGAGCGCAGAAATTGTGTTGCAGGACCTAAATGTTGAAGAAATGCAGGTGCCTGCACTCGTGATGAAAATAACAAGCAAGAAAATCGCAAATCCTGTTGAAGTTATGAACGCTATTTGCGACTTTTACTCAATCCCAAAACCGAGCAAATTGCCGCCGGAAGTGTGGCGAATGAACAGCACCTCTCCTGCCCCGACAAAGTCTGAAAAACAAGGCTTTATAAACCTTATGGATTTACTGTGAGGTGAGTATAAATGCAGAGAAAAAAGCTGTTAGCGTTAGAAATAAACAAAAAACGTGCGGATGTACCTGCAATGCAAGCTGTAGTTGAGTTTCAGCATAAAGACAAGTATGTCAATTATACGACACACCAATACAATTATGTTTATGATGCCTTTATTGATGAGTCAACAGGTGAAAAAACTCTTATAGTTGATATGTTTAAGCCTGCCCCGGCGGCGGAGTTTCTCTATAGACTGTTCATCGGAAAAAACAAGCAAGGTGATGACAAATGGTTTATCGTTAAATCAGACGGCACAGTCAGTGAAAGCAGTTTGCCGGTTGATTATTACTGCAATCAATTCTATTATCAGTTCAGCGCTGATACTGATAAGGTCATTGATGAGTATTTGTCAGATACTAAATCATATGCAAAAGGTAAAGGCATCAAAAAAATAATAGCTTGGCAAAAAGCAGTCAGGGAAAAAAGGCTCAAAGATAAATATCAAAAAATTAAAGACAGCATAAGTTATGAATTAGCAGAAATTCGCCCACTGCCGCAGGCGGTACATAAATGGATTGATAATACCGTAATGGCATATAGCAGATATATGTTTTATGATGCCAACGGCAAAAAGCAGACTACTGCAAGATGTTCCGTATGCGGTAACGAGGTTACTATTAACAAGGTACGCAGCGGAGATAAAGTCACTTGCCCAAGCTGCAACAAAAAGTGCACCGCAAAGCCGTACAAGAAATACGCTAATTCTCGTGGATTTATCGACCGAGAAACAATTATGTATTTGCAACCGTTCAAAGGAACAAGATTTTGTGCTCGTGAGTTCATAATCGAATACTACTACGATTGCGGCAGAATTAATCCGTACATCTGGATTAAAGAACTTGTACGCACAACTTGCGACTTTGACGGACAAGAAATGCGAGTGCAGGAACAATACACATATGACGAAGATTACAAAGGCGGTGACTGGCGAAAGGATTATTTTAAAAGTGTAAACTCAAGTTTGCAACTCTACCCCGGCACACTCAATAAGATATTTAAGCGTGTAAAAGGATTCAACAAGTGGCATATCGACTACGGCAAGATTGCAAAGCAATGTAATCCTGTTGGATTTGCGAATTTGTACGACGCTGTAAATAAAGTTGCGTGCTTGCCGAACATGCTTAATAACGGCTTAGTTGAATTAGCACGAGATGTAATTGCACACAGATACAATACCAGCTTGTATGATCTATCTAAAGGCTCGTTATCTAAGAGCTTTGGTATAACAAAAGACGATTTAAAAATTCTAAAGTCTTTAAATGTTAATTACAGAGAATTTGAGCTATACAAAGCATATCAAAGCACAGACAGAAAAATAGACTTTGAAGAACTGAAAGAATTTTTCAAAGTCAGCTCAATAATTGATTGTAATACAGCAGAAATGCTTAGTATTTTACAGCGTAGTTCATTGCGAAAATTCTGCAAATTCTTCCGCAAGTGGGAAAGCGAAAATTGCACAAGCCAAGATAAAGACAGTTGGTGGGATCCAAGACGGCATTTTTTTAGTGATTATAAAGACTACATTAGAAATGCTACTTTGCTTGAATATGACTTGTCAAATTCAGAAGTGCTTTTCCCTAAAAACTTAAAGCAAGCTCATGATTTAGCGTACAGCATAATCAATGATAAAGAACTTAAAAATGCAGAACTTCCACAAATTGCTCGACAATACGAATCTTATAGCAATTTATATAGCTATGAGGATAAAAATTATTGTATTATGCCACCGTCAAGACACAATGACCTAAAAAGCGAGGGCAAAACGCTATGCCATTGTGTTGCAACATACGCAAAAAGAGTTGCTGTTGGCAGTACAATTATACTTTTTATCCGCAAGACAAGCGAAAAAGACAAACCATATTTTACGCTTGAGCTTAATCCCACAACTTATGAAATTGAGCAATGCAGAGGATTGAGAAATTGTGCGTATCCAAAAGAAGTTAAAGACTTTATGGATAAATGGTATAAAGAAAAAATAGAACCGTTGAAAAGGAGAAAAGAAAAATGTCAGATAACAGCAGCATAATGAGTATAGCTGATTTCAACATCACTGAAATGTCAGCAGATACAATGTCAGCACTAAACACTCATCAAAAAATAATCACAGCAGAGCAGACGGCTGCAAATGCAATGATTAGCTTGTGCGAAAATCTTAAATTAATGAGAGATAAGCACTTATACGAAGCGCTCGGCTTTGAAACATTTGATACATACACAGAGCAAGCTTGTGGCATTAAACGCAGACAAGCTTACAACTACATAAGCACATACGAAAAGCTGGGCGGTACGGTTTTGCAGTCAAATGCACAGCTTGGTATTACTAAATTGCAATTACTTACAGAAGTATGTGCAGTAGACAGAGCTGAAATTATAGCAGAAAATGACCTTGCTGGTATGTCGGTCAAAGAAATTAAAGAACTTGTTGAAAAAAGCAAGCAGCAAGGTGAACAGCTTGCTCTTCTCGGTGATGAGCTTAACGACAGCAACAACGCACAGAAATCGTTACAAGCAGATAAACAAAATCTCGCAGAGGAAAACAAGTTATTGCACAAACGAATTAAAGAACTCGAAAGCAAGCCTGTTGAGGTTGCTGTACAAGAACCAACGCAAGCACAAATTGAAGCAGCGGCAAAAAGCAAAATAAACAGCTTAAAAGCGTCATTTGAAAAAGAAAAACAAAACGCTGTTGAAGAAGCCGTTAAACAAGCTACAGAAAAAACAAAATCAAGCGTTAAAGAAACTCTTGAGAAAGACTACAAAGCAAAGCTTGAATCTATTGAAAAAGAACGACAAGCCGCTCTTGATAAAGCAAAACAGTTAGCAATCAAGCTTGACAAAAATGCAGATGCTGACCTTGTGACAGCAACTCTTTACTTCAACGAGTTACAATCACATCTCAAAAAGTTTATTAACAGTGTTGAGAAAATTTGTGAAACAAATTCAGCGCAAGGCGAAAAGCTCAAGCAGATTGCACAAAACTTCTTGAGCAACACTATTGCAAATCTTAATTAATCAGTTAGTAAGCTCCGCACGGCTTTACTATATATATCAGAAAGTACAACTTTCGTTGATTATTCTTCATAAAATATAATACTGACTTGCATAATGTTACTGCAGAGCAGGTGCGGCTGCTCTTTTGGTATTTAAGGAGAAATGATATGAAACGGAAAAAACTTGATCATCTTGATTTGGTATGTCTTGAGATTGCTAAGTATAACAAAATACATAACACATATTACAGCTACGGCGAAGACACAGCTTTAGTGCGTGCAGGAAAGATTATATCAGATGTTGTGAGTGAAAAGAGAATGGAGGATAAAGAAAATGATTGATTGTTCAAGAACTGAAAATTACTTTGCGGAAAAGCAAAGAATGACGAAAAAACATAAACTAAATCACGGTGGATATGCATGTAAACTTAATTGTGCTGACTGCCCTTTTAGCTATTTAAATAATGGTTCTACGATGTTCTGTTCGGACTTTGAAACATTCTATCCCGAAAAGGCGATTGCAATCATACAAAAGTGGAGTGATGAACACCCGCAAAAAACTTATTTGAGTGAGTTCTTAAAGAATCATCCGAATATTCTGCTCAATGATGACGGAACACCCACTTTTTGTCCTTATGAATTGAGACTTATAAGCGTAGACAATTGCAGAAACGACGGTGACTGCGTTAAGTGCTGGAATCAGCCGATTGAGGAGAGTGAAAGTAAATGAGAGAAATATTATTCAGAGGTAAACGAAAAAATAACGAAGAATGGGTACACGGGGACTTATGGTGCAACCCTTACGGGAAAAGAGTTGTTTGCATTGTTTCGCCGATAAATAATCAAGGCACCACGGGCGGAAATGAGGTTGACACTGAAACAGTTGGACAGTACACAGGCTTTACGGATAAGAACGGTGCTAAGATTTTTGAGGGTGATATTTTGGCATTTGATGATATGGACGGCAGTAAAGGAATTTACGAAGTCTTTTATGACGGCAATAACGGCAAGTTTGCTATTGCAGCAAGCGGCAACAGAAATTATGTTGATGATTTCGAGTTGTTTGACGAGTTGTTTGAAAGGAACGAATATTTCAAGTGGTTTACGGTTATCGGCAATATCTATGACAGCCCCGAACTTTTAAAGGAGTAAAAATTATGACAAGATATGAACTCGAAAGACATTTAGGAAAATATGTTGAAATCGTACTTTTTGACGGAACGGTGATTGAGGGCATTTTACATAAAACAGGTGAAAAAGCCTTTGAAAATGACGCTAATTTGTCAATACCAAAGTTACGATATTTCTGCACTTGTGGGGATAAGGTTGTTAGTAATTGTGTTTTTAGATTGTCCCACATTAAAAAAATCAGTCGTATAAAAATTAAACTTAAAGTTGTTGACGAAGTTAAACTCTCAAAGTGGGTAAAAAAGAAAGTCAGAAAAGTAGGTGAAGCGGAAGCATACTGCTTAACTTGCGGGAGAGAGGTTGTTTATCAAGTCATTAACAACCGTTATCAATTTGAAAACTATTGCCCACATTGCGGCGCGAGAATGGATTTGGAGGATAAAGAAAATGATTGATTGTACGAAAACTGAAAATTACTTTGCGGAAAAGCAAAGGATGACGAAAAAACATAAACTAAATCACGGTGGATATGCATGTAAACTTAATTGTTCGGACTGCCCTTTGAGCCATTTAAATAATGGTTCTACGATGTTGTGTTCGGACTTTGAAACGCTCTATCCCGAAAGGGCAGTTGCAATTGTGCAGAAATGGAGCGACGAACATCCACAAAAATAGTATTGAACAATTTAGGAGGTTCGATTAAGTACAATGAAACAGTATGAAGCAGACGAACAAAAGAAGCTCTTTCGCTGGGCTGACTTTATGAAGACAGAGTATCCCGAATTGGATATGATGTTTCATATTCCAAACGGCGGTAGTCGCAATAAACTCGAAGCGGCCAACCTAAAGAAACAAGGTGTGCGTGCAGGCGTGCCGGATATATGCTTACCTGTTGCTCGTGGAGGTTATCACGGACTGTTTATCGAGCTTAAATTTGGCAAGAACAAGACAACAGCAAAGCAAGACGAATGGCTTGCAAAACTGAATGAAAAAGGTTATGCAGTTGCTGTCTGCTATGGCTGCAAGAAAGCACAGGATAAAATTCTCAAGTATCTGAATTTAGGAGAATAACAATGGAAAATGAAAATGCAGAAACCAAAGTCGAAGAAGTCACAGAAGAGAGTAACTTTGACACTCTGAGTGAACTTGACAAACTTGCGGTCGGATTTATCGCAGGTGAAATTGATACAGATATAATAAACAGTCTTGATACATACAACAGGTGGTTTGTTCTGTCCATGTCAGCTATATATAGTTGCGGCAAAATCGGCTTGCTCTCGGCTAAAAGTTGTGTGCAGGTCAAATACAAGTTATTGAGCGAATACAGACGATTCAGAACAGAAACATATTTCGCAGAGATTGAGCACCGTGAATGGATTAAACGAACGAGAGAAACATCTTGCAAACTTACAGAACTTGCACATCAAATTAATAACAAAGATACTGATGCATTAAAAACAGCTGTCGAGATTATTGACTTATTCACGAAACAAGATGTATATAATCAATTATTTATAAAAGCAGAAGCTGATGAAGAGTATAAGCAGAAATGTGTACAAGCTCTTACACAAAATGAAAAACTCTTCTTCGACCGCTTTGGCAATATACCTTTTGTAGATTTGCTTTTTAAATTCTATAAATCCACAGAAGAGAACAGAGCAGCGGAAATATACAAAGAGCTTGATTGCGACAATCTCAATGTTATTGCTCACCGTGTACCTGTAAAATCTGAAAATTGTCAAGGTATCGCAAAATCATATCTTGAATATTTTAAATAAAAATCTAAAAAATGCAGGGGCTGAAAAGCCCTTGCGTATCCTGCTCAAGTAATTAATTAAGTGACGAAAACTGTTTTTACATATATAATAGGAAGTTTAAAATGTTTACATACAAATGTGAGATCCAATCCGGACCGATGCTTGAAATTAAATACTATCAAAGTTTGCGCAAGCGTAACAAGAAAAATATGTCACGCAGTATCAACAGAGCAATCACATCAGAAAAGATGGCGCAGGCTAATCGCATAAGAGGTGAACAGCATACACAGAGATTAATTCTTGCAAATTTCAAACAAGGCGATTGGTGGGTAAGATTTTCGGCACCGTATAAAAATTTCACAGAAGAAGAATTTGAAAAGATTGTAAGCAATTTTTTTAAGCGCATTAAATATCACGCAAAAAAGCAAGGCGTACAGTTCAAGTATATTGGTTTTTGTGAATGTGGAAAGCGTGGTGGCAATTGGCACTTACACATCATTATTGAAGACTGTATCAAAGACATAGCGTTAAAAATGTGGAAATGGAGCAACGGCGTTAATCTCACACCATTGTACGAAGACGGCAGTTTTGCTGACCTTGCAAAATACATACGCAAAGATGTAACAGGCACTAAAAGGCTCAAGACTTCTCGCAATCTTACAAAACCTACAGTTACGGTAACAGAGGGCAAAAAGCGTGAATTCAAAAAACTTGAAAAAGGCGAGGCTTTGCAAATTCCACAAGGCTATTATCTCGTGCGTGATGATGTGTGGGTTAACGATTTCACGGGAGCAAACTATCACTTCGTGTTTATGCAGTTGAGAATGAATCATAAACGATATGCAGTTGAATACACAAAGGAGGCAAAAAATGAATCTAAAGCAAATTAGAGATATGGACAATGATATATGCTATTATAGAGCGCAAATAGCTATGCTTGAAGCTAAAGTTACGCACATAACAACAAATATTGCAAGTGCTATCGACGGAGAAAGTGCGTCAAATAGCATTGAAAAAATAGTGCCCAAAATAGCAGACTTAAGAGAAGAATTACACAATGCAGAAACAAAAAAAGCAAACGCTATAAGTTCAATACCTCCAACAACTCTGCAAGGGAGTTGTCTTTTGCTGCGCCTGAAGTATGGCTACGAATGGAAACAAATAGCTCAAAAAGTAGGTGGAGGAAATACAGAAGACGGAATAAGAGTAATGTGTAATCGCTACGAATGGTAAATTTAAGCAAAGTTGTTCGTTTGTTCGGTGTAATGTATGTTAGACTATACTTGAGCAAAGCTCTAAAAAATACAAGGTTAATTTAAGTCGCTGTTACTGCAGCGGCTTATTTATTTGAAAATGATAAAAAGACATGTAACAACGGAATGGATAATACAACAAGTACAAAGCGGTAAAGCTTATAGATTTTATCTGACAGCAGATTGGATACAAGTGCGTGAAAAGAAAAAAGAAAAAGAACATTACGAATGTGAACGATGCAGAGCTAAAGGCAAATATACCCCTTGCGAAGCTGTACATCACAAGAAATATCTTAAAGCAAGGCCGGACCTTGCTCTTGACATCAACAATCTTGAATGTTTGTGCAAAGATTGTCATTACAAAGAGCATCACAAACTGCAAGAAAAAATTTTTTCAGAAGAATTTTCCGAGAAATGGTAGCACCCCCCGGGGTCAAAAATCGCACTTACCTCAAGCGTATGGATAACGGTGTATAGGGAAGACAATTCATCCTCGTGCGCACGCATGAGAAATTTTTGTGATAGGAGCAATAAAATGGCACAAGTTAAAATGGCAAAAATCAAAGAAAGCTTAATTGAACAACTCACATTAAAAGGAGCAGACATTGATGTGTATCGTGACTTAATCGAAAGTTACATTTTCTACACTAAACTTGAACGACAAATGCAAGCTGATATCAAGAAAAACGGCTTATCATACAAGGCGATTTCTTCAACAGGTAAAGAATACACTAAAGACAATCCTTCAGTGAAAAATTCAATAATGTACAACAAGCAAAGACTTGCTATTCTTTCGCAAATGGGGCTATCAATCGACAAGGTCGAAAGTGATGTAAATGACGAACTGTAAATACCTTGACGATTACATAAAGCAAGTAAAAAGTGGTCAATATCGTGTATGCAAAGAGCAAATACAGCTTGTAAATTTCATAGAAAAAGTATTCGAAAATGAGCAAGTCTATGTTGACAGTGAGCAGGTTGAAAAGTATTTTGCTCTACAGAAATATTTTCCATACGAATTATTTGCGTGGGAAAAGTTTTGTTTTATTCTGCATAATTGCACATATTCCGCACCGGGTGTATTAAGATTTCCCGATTTAGTTTGTGTGGTCGGGCGAGGCGCAGGAAAAAACGGCTATCTTGCATTTGAAGATTTTGCTCTGCTCACGCCTGTCAACGGCATACGCAATTACGATATTGACATTTGTGCAACATCAGAAGAGCAAGCAAGCACAACCTTTAATGACATCTACGAAATTTTGGAAAACAATTCTACAAAAATGCAGCGGCATTTTAAGTGGAACAAAACAGAGATTACAAACATAAAGACTAATTCAACAATCAGATACAGAACTTCAAACAGCAAAACGAAAGACGGAGGCAGACCCGGTAAAGTCGACTTTGATGAAAAGCATGCATACGAAAATTATAAGCTTATTGATGTTTTCACAACAGGCTTAGGTAAAAAAGCTATGCCACGCAGAACAACAATTACAACCATGGGAGAAGTTCGGGACGGACCACTTGACAACGAGCTTGCCACCGGTCTTGAAGTGTTGAATGGTGATGCACCTGACAACGGCACTCTTTATTTCATATGCAGGTTAGACAATGAAAAAGAGGTATATGAGCAAGAAAATTGGTACAAAGCAAATCCGTCGTTGCAATATTTTCCAAATTTGTTAAGAGAAATTCAAAAGGAATTTGAGGATTGGAAGCGTGACAAAGTAAACAATTCATCTTTTATGACTAAGCGTATGAATATCCCCAAAGGTACAGAAATGCACCCGGTTACAGCGTGGGAAAACATAAAAGCCACAAACAGACCGCTACCCGATTTGGAAGGCAAAACTTGTGTATTTGGTCTTGACTATACTAAAACAACAGATTTTCTCGGAGCAGGTTTGCTGTTTATGATTGATAACGAAATTGTTTGGAAACCGATGTCGTGGTATTGCTCACAATCCGCTGACCTCAGCAGAATTAAATTTCCGTATGATAAACAGCCTGACCTACAACGAGTTGATGGTGCAGAAATACCGCCACAAATTGTTGCAGAATGGCTCAAAGAACAGAAAAAGCACTACAACATAATAGCAGGAGCGTTGGATAACTACCGATACACTTTGCTCAAAAGTCCTCTATTGGAGTGTGGATTTGAGTGTGACCGCAAGGGTCTTAATAACTTAAAACTCGTTCGGCCGTCAGATAAAATGCTGGTAGCTCCGCTGATAGCGTCTGATTTTGCAAACCATAAAATCGTATGGGGTGATTCGGCATTAATGCGTTGGTACACGAACAATACATCTGCAACAGAGGATAAAAATGGCAATATCAGCTACGGCAAAATCGAGCCAAAGTCGAGAAAAACAGACGGCTTTATGGCTTTTGTAGCAGCATATACACAATTAGATTTGCTCAGACAAAGCCAGCCTATTTCAACAGACAATTTTAAAAAATTTTTTAAAGCTATCAGCGTATAGCGTATAAGGTGGTGATATTTTGAATATTTTTAGTTTTTTTCGCAGAAAAATTAAAGCAGCCCCTCAAGAAAATGACAACAGCTTTGATGATAGTTATTCTGCCGCCGAGCAGCGGTTTAGGCTAACAGAGCTTGCACTGTTTACTGCAATTGATTTTATAGCCAAAAGCATTGCCAAGTGCGAATTTGTTACTGTAATTGATAACAAGGAGTACAAAGGTCTTGAATACTATCTATGGAATTATGCACCGAACAAACATCAAACGAAAGTCGAGTTTTTAACACAGGCGATTTCAAAATTAATTTTTGACAACGAACTGTTAATTATTTCAACTGCTGATAATCAGTTGCTCATTGCAGATAGCTATTGCAAAACTGAATATGCTGTTTTTGATGATATTTTTACAAGTGTAACTTGCCGAAATTTTACATATCAGCGTACTTTTAGTGAAAGTGAAGTAATTTATTTAAAGTACAACAGCTTCGCTCTCAGCGGCTTATTAGCCGAAATGTGCACTACATACGAGCAGCTTATGATGTCTGCTCAAGAGCGCTACAATGAAGCCGCAGGGCATAAAGGTATAGTAACTTTTGAAAACTTCAACTTTGGCGATAAAGATTTTAACGAAACATTTTCTGAAATTCTCGGAAAGCAGTTCAAAAAATATTATGAGTCAAAGAATGCTGTAATACCTGTTTTCAAAGGAATGAAGTATTCAGAGCCTGCACTAGAGGCAGGGAAAACTACAAACAGTGAAATCACCGATATTCAAAAGCTAAGAGCAGAGGCATATGCAACTGTTGGAAACGCTTTACACATTCCGCCGGCTATTCTTAGCGGCGAGGCATCTATGCTTTCAGACGCTATGGATTGTGCTATCGCAAATGCGGTAGATCCTATTGCACAAATGTTTGAACAAGAAATTACAAAAAAGAAATTCGGAAATTCCGAATTTTTAAAAGGCAACTATATGCTTATCGATACAACAACAGTTAAACATATAGACGCTATAAGCAATGCAAATAACCTTGACAAATCAATAGCAAGCGGTGTCCTCTCCCCTGCAAAGGCTCAAAAGTATTGTAATATGCTGCCTTGCGAAGAAGAATGGGCACAGAAATATTACATTACAAAGAACTATCAGACATCAGATGAGGTGTTGAAAGGTGGTGAAACTCAGTGAAAGAAAGAAACTACAAAATCAAGCAGATTGCGGATGAAAATGTCTTGCAAATCTATTTGTACGGTGAAATTGAACCGGGGTATTTAGACTGTTGGGGTTATTACTATGGTTCAACTACAAGTGCAGAGTATATCCGAAAAGCCGTTGATAAAGCGGGGGCTATTAGCAGTATCGAACTGTACATCAATTCAGTTGGTGGTTATGTTGACGAAGGTGTCGCTATTTACAATCTGTTAAAAAGGCAGAATGTACCTGTTACTGCGTATATTGACGGTATGGCGTGTTCAATCGCAAGTGTAGTAGCTATGGCAGCGGATAAAATCATAATGCCGTCTAATACAACTATGATGATTCATCACGCTATCGGTGCTTGCTACGGTAACGCTAAAGAACATAGAGAATATGCAGAACAGCTTGATAAAATCAGCGAAGCGAGCACTAATTCTTATCTCGTACACGCAGGTGATAAACTTACGAGAGAAACCCTTGAACCACTGCTTGACGCTGAAACATTCCTTACTGCACAGGAGGCGCTCGAACTCGGCTTGTGTGATGAAATTCTCGACCCTGTTGACTTAACGGATTCAAAAGAAGTTGTTGAACAAGCAGAACAGAGAAAAAATCCTAAAGCAAAACAAGCAGCGGCAAAACTCACGAAAATGCTCGGTAAAAAGCCGCCACAGGAATCAAACACCACTCAGCACGAAAAAGACAGCTTTGATTTTTTTGAAACATTTTTCAAAAACAAAAATTATTTATAAAGGAGATTAAAAATGAAAAATCTTGATTTTATTAACAATGCAAAAACAAATTTTGCAAAGCAGTTGAAGGAAGCGTTCGCAGACAAAGACGAAGCTAAGATGACATCTGCGTTTGAGCAGTACGCTACAAGTCTTCAGCAGGCTATTATTGACACAGCAGCAGAAGTAGGTGCAACTGCTGACAATGCCATTCTCGCCAAAAGGGGTTTCAGACAGCTTACATCGGCGGAACAGAGCTTTTACAATAACATTAAGACAGCTTCAAAGGCTGTTGATGTTAAGCAGAGCCTTGCAGGTCTTGATGTAACTATTCCGCAGACTGTAATTGATACAGTTCTCGAAGACATTTCAAATGAGCATCCACTTCTTGATGCTATCAATATTGAAAACACTTACGGCTCAGTGAAAGCAATTTTTGCAACTGATACAAAACAAATGGCGGCTTGGGGCGCTCTTAATTCTCAGATTGCACAGGAGCTTGCTGGAACCATTGAAGAAAAAGACTTCTCCACATCAAAGCTTACAGCATTTATTCCTGTTCCAAAGGATATGCTTGAACTCGGAGCTACATACATTGACGCTTATGTTCGCAGAATTCTTGCTGATGCTCTTGCTTACGGACTTGAAGACGGTTTTATCAATGGTGACGGCAAGAACAAGCCTGTGGGCATTCTCAAGAATATTAACGGCTCAGTAACCGCAGGTGCATATCCTGACAAGACGGCGACTAAAGTTACAAAACTCGATATTAAGTCATATATGCCTCTGATCGGTAAGATTGCAAAAGGCAAAGGCGGCAAAACCAAGTCAGTGCCGTTTGTTGACTTAATTGTCAATCCTGTTGATTACCTCACCAAGGTTATTCCTGCAACTACTGTTCTCGCTACTGACGGTAGCTATAAAAACAACATTTTTCCTTATCCTACACGAGTATTTCAGTCTGAAATGATTGCAGTAGGCACTGCTGCTCTTGGCCAGCTTTCTAAATACAAAGCCTGCGTATCGACAGGAAAGGGCGGTAAACTCGAATACTCTGATCAGAACCAGTTTCTCGAAGACAATCGTGTATACACAATTAAAACATTCGCAACAGGTTTCTCGTATGATGAAACTGATTTCTTAAAGCTTGATATCAGCGCTCTTGAACCGCTCGCTATCGAGGTTACTCTCAATTCTAAATCATCAACATAATAAGCAGGAGGTGTTGAATTATGGCACAGTTAATTGATGATGTGATTAATATGCTTGATTTTGACAGCGAACACATCAAAACTGACGATAGTGCAAAATCAAAAATTAATATCATAATTGAAAATGGCAAGCAACACCTCCGCTCTTTCCATCCTGCCTTAACTGATGAGGATTTCATACGCTCTACAAGAGCAAGAAGTTTGTTGTTTGACTACTGCCGATATGCTTACAGCAACGCAACAGAACAGTTTGACAACAACTTTGCAGCGGATATTTTGATGTTAAGGCAAGAATATGAGGTAAAAGCTTATGACTCAAAGTGATATTAAGTTTTTGACATTTAATGACGGTGTAGCTTTTGTTTTTGATACAGACGAAAACGATACTATTATTGCTAACACAGCACGAAAGTATCGCTTTGGCAACGAAAAAGTTGGAGTTACTCGTTATTACGGCGCAAAACAAAATGATATTGAATTATCAAAAGTGATACATATACATTGTGATGAGAAAATTCAGCCGGATATGGCTTTGGTAATTGACTGCACAAGATACAAAATTGAGCAGGTACAACATGACAGATGTAAAAATCCACCTTGCACTATTTTATCTTTGTCCTGCCGAGGCTTATACAAGGAGAAAGCAAATGACTTTTAAAAATTATGACGAATTTGTCGGCTTACTTGAAACTTGCAACTTCAAAGTTGCCGAAGCTGATTTTAGCAAACCGGTTGAAACTCCATTTATTGCTTATTTCAAAGATGAAGATAAAAATGTATATGCAGACGGAAAAGTTATTTTTACTTTATATAGCAAGATTGATATTGAGCTATATACAGACAGAACAGACCATGCAAGCGAAGAAAAATTTGCAGAATGGCTTAATAGCAATAATCTTATTTGGAAAAAGACTAACCGAGCGTGGATTGCGGCAGAAAAAATGTGTGTATCATATTATGAAGTAAGAGTTGATTACAAAATATGAGCAACAAAAAATGCGGTATCGACAGAATTGGCGAAACTATATCTCGTGAAGTTGCAGGATATAAAGCAGACATACAAATGGGCGTAATACAACTTGTTGATACTAAAGCAGATGAGCTTAAAGAAGCAATTAAAAAAGCGGCACCTGTTGGCAAAAGAAAAAAATATCGCAGATCGTTCAAAGTAAAAGTTACAAACGAACTTAATGCTTACTATGAAAAGACGGTCTTTGCCTCAGGCAAAGAATACAGGCTTACACACTTGCTCGAAAAACCTCACGCAAGCAGAAAAGGCGGAACTGTAATGCCAAAAGTGCACATTGCTCCTGCAAGCGAGCAAATTCACAAAGAATTTGAAAACGAAGTTAAAAAACTAATTCTCTCTTCCGAAGCAATGGGCGGAGGCTTTAAAAGAAAATAAAAAGGAGTTTTTATCATGAACAAAACTATCGCAAAAGTAGGCTATGCAATGCTTACAGAAACAACGGAAGGTACAATCACATATGACAAAGTAAAGTGGTTTAAGTCTGACAAAGCCGGCGGCAGAACAGTAGGTGCAGAACCAAGCGGTGAATCAACTACCGTATATGCAGACGGTTTGCCTGTTATAGTTGCAAATAACAATGCAGGTTACAACATCAGTCTTGAGCTTATTGCTATCGTTGATGACATCGAAAAGGACTGGTACGGCAATACTGAGGCAACCGAAGGTGGATTTATTGAAAAAGGCGGAATCAGCGTATTACCTCGCTTTGCTTTGCTTGTTGCTAAAGAGCGTTATGACAGCGACAAACTCTATGAAATTGACACATACTTCGACTGCGTTGCATCTACAAGAGCCACACGCAACGATAAGACATCAGAGGGTAACTTTGATCCGCAGTTTCCGACATTTACAATCACCTCAAAACCTCGCCCGGACAATGACTTTGTAAGATACACATCGTATGAAGACACATTACCTGAATCGGTAGTAACTCCAACAGTAAAAGGAGAAGTATAATGAATAAAACAATTAAAGTCGGTGAGAAAGAACTTGAAGTTGAAGTGTCTGCATATACTATGCTTATTTACGAAGACAATTTCAAGAATCGCAGTTTTTTAAGAGATGTTGATATGTTAACAGCTAATCCAGATAAAGTACAGTACAGCTCAACTGTGCGCATTTTATGGGCAGCGGCTAAATCTGCAGACGATACAATAAAACCAATCAAAGAATTTTCAAAGCAGTATAGCATTGGAGAAGTAATATCAACAGCACAGCCCCTTGTTGACCTCATTGTAGAATCACTGAAAACAAGCTCAAAAAAAGCAACAGCGGCAGCAGTCTGAAAGTACAAATGACGGCACAGGAAATTTTATCCTATGCCGTCAAATGCGGTCTGACTGTCGCTGACACGAAAACTTTTTCAATTGGTTTTATTTTAGATTATATTGACACTTATTACAAGCTCAAAAGCAATCAGAACATACACGCTGATGAAGAAAAATACTTGAAACTTAAATCAGTGTTGCCATTCGTTGAAGAAAAATACAACAGCGGAAACATTACTTATCAACAATATTCTGAATGGATGAGCGATTACAAAAGATTGGAGGATATATATGGCATCAACTATTAAAGGCATTACAGTTAAAATTGCAGGTGAAACAACGGACTTGCAAAAAGCGTTGAAGAATATACAATCCTCTTCACGCTCATTACAAGCGGAGTTGAAAACCATTAACAATCAGCTTAAATTTGACCCTGACAATACAGTCTTGCTCACGCAAAAGCAAGATGTTCTGCGTGAACAAATTAAAAGCAGTACATCTGCTCTCCAAGAGCTTAATGAAGTTAAAGAGCAAGTTGAAGAACAAGCTAAAAACGGCGAAATATCTGCGGATCAGTTCAGAGCATATCAGCGTGAAGTTGAAAAAGCAAAAAGTCAGCTTGAAAACTTTGAAAAGCAGCTTGCCGATACAGAGGCGACAGCAAAAGCGGTCAATATGAAATCGCTTGAGGGCGAAATGAGCGATGTCAGAGCAGAAACAAATAAAACCGCTGACGAATTTAAAAACCTTGAAGATAAGAGCCAAAAAACCGATTTAAGCAGCTTTAAAAAAGAGCTTGACGATGTAAAAAGCTCAGCTTCAAATCTTAAAGATGTTATCTCTGACACAGCAGCTGGAATAGGTGCTGCTTTAGGTGCAGCAGGCGGTTCAGCCGTAGCTACAATAACAAGCGCAAATAGCGAAAAGAAAGCTCTTAACTCTTTGCAGGCCCAAACAGGCTTAGCCAAAGACGAACTGCTCAAGTACAAAAGTGTAATTAATGACATATACAAAGATAACTTTGGCGAATCGCAAGAAGAAATCGCCGATACTCTTGCAAAAATTAAGCAGGTTACGAGTGAAACAGACCCGAGCAAGCTTAAAGAAATGGCAGAAAACCTATATACTCTGCAAGATACTTTTGACGGTTTTGATATAAATGAAACATTAAGAGGTATAAACGGATTAGTCACTAATATGGGACTTTCTGCCGAAGATGCGTTCGATTTAATCGTAAAAGGTGCTCAAAACGGCTTGAATTATAGTGGAGAACTTGCAGACAACCTTGCTGAATACTCTCAGATATGGGGACAAGCAGGTTTTTCGGCTGAACAAACTTTCAGTATTCTTGAAAACGGTACAAAAAACGGTGCTTATAATCTCGACAAAGTTAATGACTTTGTGAAAGAATTTACAATATCATTATCTGACGGCAGAATTGAAAAAAATCTCGGCAGTTTTTCAGAAGACACTGCAACATTATTCAATAAATGGAAAGACGGTAAGGCAACCGCAGCGGATGTTTTCTATTCTGTAATAAAAGATTTAAAGAACGCAAAAACAGACCAAGAGGCGCTAACAACAGCCTCAAATGTGTGGTCGAGCCTCGGTGAAGATAATGCGCTGAAAGTTATAACTTCTCTCGGTGATGTTAATGACAGCTATAAAGATGTCGAAGGTTCAATGCAAAAAATCAAAGACATCAAATACGATGATGTCGAGTCGGACTGGGAAAGCCTCGGAAGAACGATAAAAACAGATGTTATAAATCCTGTCGGCAAATCTCTATTTCCCGAAGTAAAAAAGCTTTGTGATTTCACTTCCAAGAATACCGATAAGATTATTCCGATTTTGAAAACAGTCGGCTCTCTTACTGCAGGTATTTGGATAGGCAAGAAAACATCAGCAGTAATTACAGCTACATCACAGCTTGTTAATTCTTATAAAGTGTTAAAAACAGCTACTGAAGGGGCTGCTTTAGCTCAAGAGGGCTTAAATCTTGCACAAAAAGCTAATGCTATCGGTGCTGTAGTATCAATAGCGACAACACTCATAGGCACTATCTATGCTTGGAGCGAAGCAAGCCGGGACAATTCACAAGAGTTAGACGAATGGCAAGAAAAAATAGATGTGGCAAAAGAAAAAAACAAAGAACTCACAGACAGTTATCAAACTTTTATAGATAAGCGTAATGAAAAAGTAAGCACAGCAACAAGCGAAAATCAGTATTACGATAATCTCTGGGAAGAGTTGCAAAAAATCGTTGACGAAAACGGAAAAGTTAATAGTGGTTACGAAGACAGGGCGAAATTCATTACAACAAAGCTTAGCGATTTAACAGGCACAGAGATTAAGTTAAATGATGGCGTTATTGATAATTATAAAAACCTTAGAGACACTATTCAAGAAGTTATAGACAAGAAAAAAGCTAACAATATTCTATCTGCATATGAATCAAATTACAATGAAGCTGTTACAAATACAGAAACCCAGAAAAAAGCAATTGACAGTGCGCAATCTGAATATGAAAAAGCGCAGGAGGAAGCTACTAAAGCGCAAATTGACTACAACAAGTCTGTAACTGACTTAATGATACTCCAACAAAGATTAAAATCTGAGCCTGAAAATATTAGAATCTCATCTCTTGTATCAACAAAAAAAGAAGAAGTTAGTGAGAAAAAAAGCGCATTAAATTCAGCCAGAAATCTAGAACAAATAAAAAAGAATGATGTTTCAACTGCAAGAAAACAACTTCAAGAATATCTTGCAGTTGTCGACAATTATGAAAACCTACAAACTGCAATTTTAAATGAAAATGAAGAAAATACTTCTGATGCACTAAGAAAAATTCAAAATGATTTTATAACTGCAAAATCAGGAACAGAAGAAACACTTAAGCAACAATGCGTAAACTATCGTATGAGATTTACTGAAATTCAACAAGCAATTGCAGAAGGAAAAACAGATTACTATACTGCTGACGATCTTACTAATATGCAATTACTTTTACAAGCAGCAGAAGATGAATATAATAAATATTGTCAAAATTCGCTTGAAACAGGAGAAAAAGCAACGAGTAATGTAGCTGATGGTATTGATAAAAATTCTGTAACAGTATATGAATCAGCCAATAAAGTATCAAAAAAAGGTTCGTCCGGTTTTGCAAGTGACCAACACGAAAGAGTCAAAATAGGTAGCAAAAGTGTTAACGATTACGCATCAGGTATTGACAAAAACAGTGGCGTTGCAAGAGAAGCTGGAGTAAGAATTGGTAAAAGCACTCGCAGTGGTGTTAGAAGTATATCTCTGTTCAACACAGGTAATAATTTTGTTCAAGGTTTTATTAATGGTATTTCGTTGGGCGATGCTATTAAGAATGTATGGAGCACAGCTACAGGCATAGGCGGACTTGCACTTGGTGCAGTTAAAAAAATTCTTGGCATTAATTCTCCGTCGAGAGAGGCTAAAAAAATAGGCAGTTATTTTACAGAAGGTTTAGTAATAGGTATCAATGACAATAAAAACAAAGTAAAACTAAGCACAGAAAATCTTGCAAGTTCTATGCTTGGTAGCTTTGATTTTGTAAAACCTGTTAGCTATATCGATATATTAAATGATAAATTTAATAACATCAGAAATTTAGATAATGATGTTGCATCAAGAACTACAAATAAAGTTGTAACACATTCTCCAAAGGTTGAATTAAATTACTACGGTGATGTAAACATAAATACGGACTTAGATATTGATAATTTCAATGAGCGTGTTTCAAATGCAATTATAGACACACTTAGCAATGAATGTTAGAGGTGAATTTATGCATAATTTAGAATACAATGGTACAAGCTTACGCAAACTTGGTTTTTGTATAGCCGGCACACCTTTTTATCAAATAGCAAGTCGCAAATTTGATATTGTCGACATTTATGGCAAAGACGGTGGAATAATCAGCGATAATGGTTATTACGAAAATATAGATGTATCGTATGAAATCAACAGTCTTCCTTGGCTTGTATATAATAATACTCAAACTCTTATACATATGCTTGCAGAAGAATTTGCAACTTTTGATTGCACGTACAAAGAATTGCGAGATACATATAATGATGGCTATTTCACAAAAGCAATTTGTAAGAGTATTGATAAAATAGAATATAAAGCAGATAAATGTGTATCAACAATTTTAAATTTTTCAAGACAACCTTTTTGGTATAGTGACGAAGGGCAGAAAGCTATAATGTATAACTTACCCGCATCATCCACAGCAGAAATCAATATTTATAATCCTGAAAAATTTGCTTCTGAACCATATATAAAATTGTCTTACAATCAAGATGTATCATTAGAAATTAATAACACACTTATGCAAATAAAAACTGTTTTTACAAACAGTGAAAGCATTGTTGAACTTGATTCAGAACTACATTCAGCTTACTGTGGATTGTCAGATATGAATAATTACATTGCAAGTAATTATTTCCCAAAGCTACACCCCGGTTGGAATACAATTAAATTGCTATCTCAAAAAAGTAATGCTTTCAATACAATTGAAATTATACCACGGTGGAGGCGATTATAATGTATCCTCTGCTTTATGACAGTCTTCAAAATTCTACAGAATCATTTAACACTAACGGCTACGGATTTATTACTGAATGTACTGAATTTTTAGTAACAGAAGAACGCAATGGCATATATACATTTGAAGCAAAGATTAAAAGTACAGATAGATTAATTGATAAAGTCAAAAATGGTGCTTACATAAAAGCAAAAGCTAATTCACAAGATGGACCACAGGTATTCTATATTGAAAAAATAGAAATTGATAAATATGGCGATATGACTGTATCAGGAAGTCATATATCAAGATTATTCTTTCAAAACGGTACCGTACCTATGTATTTCAATTATTCAAAAGATGATGATCCTGCTTCAATTATTTCTAATCTTCAATATGAAGTATGGTACAAAGATATTCCTTACAGTTGGTTTGAATTTAATTCTAATATAAACTTGAAAAGAGAATTTTCACTTGGCTTTAATTCAGCTGAAAAATTTGAAAATATTTTACTTAACGACGGAGAAGGTTTGACATCAGTTTTTAAAGCAGAATTGTGGTGTAATAACTTTACAGTCAATCTGCTTTCAAGCAGAGGTAAAGGCACTCATAGACTTATCTTTGGCTCAAATATATCAGAATTTAAACAAATTAATTCAATCAATGAATATTATACACACATTATGCCATATGCTCGTTGTGAAACAACAGAGGGTAAAGAAGTTACAGTAACTGCAACAGAACTTTACACAACTAATTTGAATGCAGTTTTTAAAAAGACATATCTATTTGATTGCACAAGTAAAATTACAAAAACAAAAGTAAATTCTCAAACAGGTTTGGGATATAACGATGTTAGGAATATGCTTAAAGATGCAGTTGAAGAATATTTAAAAAATACTGAACAAGTTACTGAATATGTTAATATTACTGTAACGCTTGAATCGGAACTTGCAAATTTAAAAGATTGTGGGCTATGCGACAAAGTAATAGTGTTGCATAAAGATGGTTCAGAAATTGAAAGCAAAATCACAAAAACAGTATATGACAGCATTAGCGAAAAATACACAGAAATCGGCATAGGAGAAGTTAATCTCAAAATGTCTGATTTTTTAAAAATCAAAAGGAGATTTAGAAGATAATGAAACTTAAACATATTCCTGCTACAATTGACATCAACAGTCGCAACGAGCAGCGAATTGCAGGTATTGTCAATATTAATGACAAAAAGACAAGATATCTTGATGTAACGATAATTGCAAGTGGAGAAAAACTCGATATAAGCGGTTGCACAGTTACTGCGATTTTTGTTATTGATGATGTTTTAGTCAATAATGCAGTTGATTGCACAGTCACAAACAATATAGTTACTATTCCACTTGAGAATTTCAATGGCAGATATGGATATCTCAGCATAGAACTTAACATTGTAAAAGACGGAACAGTGATTGTAAATACACCTATTCCGCTCAAGATTCAAGTGACTTCTTCTATCGCTGATAGCGCTAAAATTTCAGAGAAAACATATGGAACTATCGCTGAAACGGTTAAAGAAGTACATGAAGCAAGAGGAAATTTTGAAAGTATAGGAAATCGTTTCAATGAAACTGATGCAGCAATCAAAACCGCATCTGCAAAAATGATAGCAAAAGACTCTTTGCTCAATACATCTACAAGCATTAATCTCACATCGCTTGAGGACACAGAGCAGACAGCAAACGGAGTTACCATTGCAGTCAGGAACAACAAAATTAGCTTGAGCGGCACATCAACATCTGCGGTTAATTTTATTTTAAAACTAAAAAAATCAGTTACTCTTGAACGAGGCAAAGCGTATTGCTTATCGTTACAGAATTTCAACAATATCAAAAACAGCGGTTGTGTTTTCTATCCTGCGAATAGTCAGACGGTAATCAGCTCATCGTGGCTCTTATCAGAAGTAAGTGCTTTCAAGAATGCAGTTGCTACTTATACAGCGACAGAAAATGCAACCGTAAATTCGATTAAAATTGCGGTTGCTACAAATAGACTCGTTGATAACAGTTGTAATCTTCAACTTGAACAGAATAATAAGCATACAGCTTATTCTAACCCTGACTTGATAAAGTCTAATATTAAACCTGAGCTGTATCAAGCCCCTGATTACACAATGCATTATCTGTATGTTTCTAACGACTACAACGAAAATATCGAAGGATTTGGAGAAACAAAATTCAACTCTATCTTATCAGCAAATAACAGTATATCTGATAACAGTTATCATAATCGTTATACAATTATTGTTATGGCAGGTACATACACAGATTTGCAGGACAAATATGCAGGTATGTCAGATGTCGGCTTAGTGGGTTATCGTGGCATAATGACTAAGGATTATGTTTACTATGAATCTGAAAACATTTATAATCCTGCCGCTACAGTCATCAAATGGGACGGAGCAACAGGCTTTGATAAGTCTACTTTGAAGTCTGAGGATATAATTAAAAAATGTCCGTTTCATCTTGACTTAAATGTTCACACTCATATCAAAGGTTTTACATTTGACTGCAAAAATATTAGATACGGCATACATCTTGAAAGCGGTGGAACGGGCTATGCAACTGATTGGGTTGTATCAAATTGTGTTTTCAAGTGGGGCGGTCGTGCGGATTGCGTTGATTACATTGGTAAAACTACTGTTCCTGTTTTTGGTTGCGGTCATAGTTTTGGGGAAAATGGTTTAATTGAAAATTGCAAAATCATTGTTGAAAATTGCACGGTTGGTTATCAAAGTCACGAAAATGCAGACAATAGTAGTTTTGGTCTTGCACTTAAAACAGGTGCAAATATTACTATTAGAAATTGTGATTTCGGCGGTACAGAGATACAAGCAAGAACATTAAAGGGTGCATATTCAGATACGCCGAATGTACTTACTGTTGACCGCTGCGTCAATATATCTGAAATTAAGAAATTGTATGCAGCTCCGGCAACGAAATGTGACTGGACAGTTGTTGAAAATCTAAATAAAGGAGAATGACTATGGCAAGGGTAACTTGTGTTGATATTTCAGAATTTCAGCAAGGCATTAATTTTAACAAAATGAAAAATGACGGTATAAAAGCTGTCATTATAAGAGCAGGCTACGGCAGAGAATCAAGTCAGAAAGACTGTATGTTTGAAAGTCATTATCGCAACGCTAAAGCGGCAGGACTTAAAATCGGTGTCTATTGGTACAGTTATGCCGACAGCGCCGGCGATGCGGAGAAAGAGGCAAAGGCTTGCCTTGAATGCATTAATAACAAATCTCTTGATATGCCGATTTATTATGATTTGGAAGATAATTCACAAACTAAACTCGG